TTATACCCTTGAGAAATCAGGATATATTAGTAGTGCTGATACAACTGTACCAAACTATTCGGAAATCTGTTTCGTTGATAGTAAGTACAATGGTGATTATGTAGTTGCTGGAGTTGGAACTACTACATTCCAGGTTTCACTAAATCAAGTACCAGAAGATTCTTCTTATGTTAGAACTGATTTAGCATTTGCAGAATACACAACCACTTCACCAACTGCTAGAGGTGGTGTTCATCAGATGAGAATCACCACTGGTGGTGAAGGATATACTAGTCTTCCTAACTTTGTAAGTATTGCATCTACAGATGGTATCAATGCTTCAATACTTCCCGTATCAGAAACGATCGGAAAGATTGGTGAAGTAACTATCAAAGATCAAGGATTTGACTTCTCTGCAGATAAGACCTTAAGTCCAGAAGCATATATCTCTGCAAACTACATTCTGAAGAACAGAAACACAATCAGTGCAGTCAATATCATTGATGGCGGACAAAATTATATCAGTCCACCTGATCTGATTGTTGTAGATCCTGATGGTCAAGAAGTAACCACTGGTGATCTACAAGCAAATCTTCAAGGATCTTCTATTACTTCCGTAACTATTGGAGAATCTCCAAAAGGATTATCTGATGTTGTAAACAGTGTTTTTGCTATTAATAACACTAATGGTGTTGGTGTTGCTAGTTGTTTTTCGTCTACCGCAGGTATTATCACTTGCATTCTTCAAACTCCTATTCTTGGTTTTAATACAGCACCATTTGCTGTTGGAGATCAACTTTTTGTTGAGGGTATTCAGAAAGTTGGAACTGATGGAGATGGATTCAACTCTGCAGACTATCAGTATCAGTTCTTCCCAGTCACCAAGTATACTAATACAAACCCTGCTCAAGTAGAATTTGATATATCGTCAGTCGCCACTAATGCTGGTGTTGCTGTTACTGCACAGGGTGGATATGCAACTCTGGTTAGAAGATCTAACTACCCAACTTTTGAGGTTATTCAAACTCCATTAGATCTTGTAGCTGGTGAAACACTTCTTACCACCAAAGATACTTCAGCGTTTGTTGAGAGAGATCTGGAAGTTGTTAAGAATGAAAGTGACTTGTTGAAAGTCTATGGAACTTATGATCTTTCTGTTAACGAAAGACTCCTTGGAAAGAGTTCTGGTGCTGAAGTAACAATCAGTTCAATTGACGAAAATAGAGGTTTCTTCAATATTGATTATTCACTCAACACTGATATTGGATGGCGTGAAGATACTGGAAAGTTAAATGAAGATTCGCAAGTAACTGCTAACAACGATTACTATCAAAATCTTTCATATACAGTCAAGAGCTCTCAGACTTTTGATACAATCATCGATCCCGTAAATAGACTTCTCCATACTTCAGGTATGAAGAACTTCTCTGATACTTCAATCACTAATGATGTTAATGTTGCTCTGGGTAATACAGTTGCAGCAACTAGCATTTCATTGATTGATATCATCAGTGATAAGAGAGTTGATGTAATAAACAACTTCGACTTTGGTATTGATGTTGATGTATTGAACAACAGATCTAAGTTCATCAAACTTCAGTACAAGAGACTTGCCGACTTTATCAGATGTCAGACAAATAGAGTATTGCTGATTGATGATGTTAAGAATGAGTTCTCTAATAGTGATGATATTGAAGAACTATTCGTCAATATAGATTCAATTAATCTCACTGATGGATATGGTAGATATCTGCTTCAAGTAAGAAGCACCAATAATGTTGAAATCCAGGCAACTGAAGTTATGGTTGTTCCATCACAAAATGGAACAGGTCTGCTAACAGTTGAAAAGGCAAATGTTACTATTGGTCAAGCAAATAATAACAGCGTAGATACAACAAAGTCTCTTGGCGATTTTGTTACAAGTAATGATGATGTTTCGCTTCAGTTTGTTCCAAAAGAACCATTTAATACTGATTATGATATCAAGATTCTCAAAAATGAGTTCAATACAACTCTGGCTGGTATCAACACAAGAACCATCGGATTTGTAGATCTTGTTGGTGTTACAACTACAGTAGGTGTTGGAACAACAGTATCTTTGATTAGTAGAGATGCAGATCTTACTGAAGGCATTTACGCTAATGTTGAGATTGTAAATGAAATAACAAGTTTGAGAACAATTGTTGAACTGTATATGGATCACGATGGATCTGATACTTTTGTTTCAGAATTCTATTTTGATAACGACGCAACTACTCAAGCATCTGATAACTTCATTGGAACTTTCAGAGGAAACATCAACTCCGGTGTTCTTTCACTTGACTTCACCAATAGCACTGAGACTGAATCTGTTCTTGTTAGAACTAGAGCAGTTGGATTTGGATCTACATCCGTTGGAGTTGGAACATATAGATTCCTTGCAGGATCTCAACCAGCAGGAACTGAAGACTCTGGAAGACTTCAAACCAACTTTACACGGACTGTTGGTATTTCAACTCCAGTCAGCGTTCTCAACAATGATGTAACAACTCTCAAGACTCTTGCAAGAGTTGGATATGGAAATACATCAGCACTCCACCAATTACTAGTAATACACAATGGAACAGAAGCTCATACCGTACAATATCCTTATCTTTCCATTGGAAGTACCAGCGGAATTGGAACATTTGGCGCAAACATTAGCTCTAATGATCTGCTGCTGAACTTCTTCCCAGATCCTACAATCTCTGCAACTCAAGACATTGAGGTTCAAACTTACACTGAGGTTCTACAAACCACCAGAGATTTTGATAATGTTGCGAATATTTTGACTTATGGTCCAGTTAATGAAGAACTGACCGTAAATGGATACAACTCAATTAATGGTGAAAGAAGCAACGCTACTGCATTTGAGATGAACTATGAAGGTACTCCCATCTATGCGAAGACTTTCAACCCTGCAGACACTACTATTCTTGACCAAGGAACTGGTATCTTCACTATCGAAGATCACTTCTTCCAGACTGGAGAGCGTCTGATTTACGAAGCAGGATCAACATTTACTGGTGTTGCTGCAACTGTAATGAACCGTGCAGGAACTCACGTTGGATTAGCAACTGAAGTCTATGCTGTTAGACTGAATGCTGATCAATTTAAGATTGCAGAATCTGCAGCAGATGCAAATGCTGCGATTGGTGTTACCTTTACTGATGCTGGTGGCGGTAATGCTCACACCCTTGAGATGTTCAAGAAACTGAGTAAGTCTATTATCTCAATCAATGGTGTTGTTCAAAGTCCTATTGCATTTACAGACATCAACTATGATCTGCAAGATAACTTTGGAACAGTTTCTGCTGCTTCTTCTTTCTTCGCACTGACTGGTATCACATCAATCGTTCCTGGAGACATCCTCAAGGTTGATGAAGAGTATATGAAGGTTGAAGGTGTTGGTGTTGGAACCACTGCGGTTGGTCCAATCACTGGTACTGGAAACTTCAATATTGTTAAAGTTGAAAGAGGATTTGTTGGATCGACTGCTGCTGCACATAGTGATGGTGATAATGCTAGGGTCTTTATTGGAGCATTCAATATAGTCAAGAATAAGATTCACTTTACTGCACCACCAAGAGGTGACTTGGGGCAACAGATTGGTCGTGATAACTTAGTAAAACCAAGAGATACGTTTGGTGGTAGAGTATATCTCAGACAAGATTATGATACAAACCAGGTATTTGACGATATTTCCAAGGACTTCACTGGAATTGGTAAGACTTATACTGTAACTGTTGCTGGTCTCAATACAACTGGTATTGAAACTGGAAGTGGAGTAGTCTTTATCAACGATATCTTCCAGAAACCATCAACTGAAAATAATCTTGGAAATAACTACGACTTTGAACAAAGCGTATCTGGTATTTCTAGTGTTGTCTTCACTGGTATCACTTCATCTAACGGTCAGTTGATTCTGTCCAATACTGATGTTAATAAGAACCAATTGCCTAGAGGTGGCGTCATTGTTTCTCTCGGATCCACACCTGGTCAAGGATTTGCACCATTAGCAGGTGCTGCTGTAACCGCAGTTGTCGTTGCTGGTGCGGTTCAGTCTGTTGGTCTTGGAGTAACTGATATTCACGGATCTGGATATCGCGGACCAGTTGCAGTTGCAATCACTGAGTTTGGTGGATCGCCTGGATCTGGTGCAGATGTTTCTGCAGTTGTTGGTGCTGGTGGAACCTTGATCTTCACAGTCAATGCTGGTGGATCTGGATATACAGATCCAATTGTAAGTATTTCCGCACCATCCTACGAAAATCTAGAAGTTGTTGGAACATTCCGTCGTGGTATTGGTGCAACAGAAGAAACTGGTAAGGGATTACTTGTTACTCTTGATGTTGGTGCTGTATCTACAACTGGTATCGGATCAACTCTGTTTGAGGTCAGCAACTTTAAGATTGCGAGACCTGGATATGGATTCCTGCCTGGTGATAAGTTCAAACCAATTGGATTGGTGACTGCTGCAGGACTTGCATCTCCTGTTGCTGATTTTGAACTGGAAGTTCTTGATACTTTCTCAGATTCCTTCTCTTCTTGGACATTTGGTGAACTGGACTTTATTGATCCTATTACCAACTCTCAAGATGGGTCTAGAACAAGATTCCCACTATACTATGAGGGTGAATTACTAAGTTTTGAACTTGGAGATGATCCCGAGTTGGATCTCAACGCAGTTCTGTTGATCTTCATCAACGGTGTTATCCAAGAACCTGGTATTCATTATCAGTTTACTGGTGGTACAACATTTACATTTGAGACTGCACCAAAACCAGAAGATAATGTTTCTATCTTCTTCTACAGAGGAACACGCGGAGTTGATAGTATTTCTAATGAAATCCTTGAAACTATCAAAGAAGGTGATGAACTGCAACTTCAACAATATGGTGGAACTCCTCAGAACTCACCTGGAGTTGTTACACAGGATCGCAGAAGCGTTGCTGGTATTGTTACTTCTGACTTGGTTGAAACTAATCTTTATCCTGGTCAAGGAATTAGTGAAACGGTCTTCAGACCATTTGACTGGCATAAGCAAAAAGTTGATAAGTTTATCAATAATAACTTTGTTTATAAGACAAGACCTACTCTTGAACCACACATCTATCCAACTGCCAGAATTATTGGTGATCTAGCATCTGGTGATACTGAAATCTTTGTTGATAATGCACAGTTCTTCAACTATGAAGAGAATGAATCAACTGTAGTTATAGATGATGTGGATGCTTTGATTGTTAATGGTGGTGCTGGAGATCCAGTTGCTGCATCAGTAACTGCGACTGTTGGAACTGGTGGAACAATTAGTGCTCTAACAGTCGTCAGCGGTGGTTCGGGTTATGTTGGAACATCAGCAACAGTCACATTCTCTGCACCACCTACAGTTGGTGTTGGTGTCGGAACAACTGCCTCCGCAACGATCCCAGTTGTAAATGGTGCTTTGAGCGGAACTGCAAATATCACCAACGGTGGATTTGGATATAATACATCTAATCCTCCACTGGTTCTTGCACCAACAGCAAACATCCTCTTTGAAAATGTTACTTCAATTGATATTGTTCAGGGTGGATCTGGTATCGTTACAGGTATCACAACCGCTCAAGGAACTGGTGGAAATGGAACGCTGGGTATCAAGTTCTTCTTGAATGCTGCAAGTAATAATGAGTATTCAAACTTCCAGAATGGTTATCCAATCTTTATTGCAGATACGATTGTTGGTCGTGGAGTAACTTCCATCAACAACTCTCAAGATGCTGCAGTTGTTGGTGTAGGAACAACATTTGCTGATAACATTTACATCGTCCGTAACTTCTCTGCTGCTGCGGCAAATGCAGAGTTCCTTGCAGACATTCTATCAACCACAACAACTACAGATATTCCTGCAACTGGATTTGTTACTTGTGGAAGATTCTCCTGGGGTCGTCTCGCAGGCGTTAGCAGAGATAACAGCACACCAATCTCTATCGGTGTTACTGGTCTCACATTTGCAGGTCTCAGCACATATCCAACTATTCAAAGAAGAACATTTGGACACAGAGACTCAGGCGCTCTTAGAAACGATCTGGGATAAAGTATAAATATAGAAAAAAGCTAGCACGATGGCGGCCATTGTAACAGATCAGTTTAGAATATTGAATGCGGAAAATTTCGTAGATTCCGTCACAAATACTTCTAATGCATATTACGTCTTTGTGGGATTAGGAAATCCTGCAGCGAGTGGTTATGAGAGATCATCCACTTGGGACTCTAACACTCCAAGTCCTATTGATAACTTTGAGTATCAAGGATTTGTTAGTGATAATATGGAATTTGGTAGGAAGGTTACTTCGTCAAACATTAGAAGGGTTGTTCGAAGGATAGATTGGACTCAAGGAACGCGATATGAAATGTATCGCCACGACTACAGTATTAACAGTCTGTCTCCAGTATCTAAAGCTGCAAGATTGTATGATTCGAACTACTATGTAATGAATAGTGAGTTCAAAGTCTATGTTTGTATTGATAACGGTTCCTCTGGTATCTCTACAACAGGTAATGCATCTCTTGATGAACCAACATTCACTGATCTTGAGCCATCGAAAGCAGGTGTTAGTGGTGATGGATACGTTTGGAAGTATCTGTTCTCAGTTGCTCCAAGCGATGTTATCAAGTTTGACTCTACAGAATATATCACACTACCAAATGATTGGGCGACAACAACAAACGCTCAAATCGCTGCAGTTAGAGATAATGGTGATTCTACTGTTAATGAGAATCAGTTAAAGAAGGTCTATATTGATGAACGTGGCGCTGGTTATTCTCAAGGAACTCACGAACTAGATGTTTTGGGTGATGGGAGTGGTGCTAAAGTAGTTGTTGATGTTGATGCTCAAGGTAGGATTACTGATACTTCAGTTTCTGCTGGTGGTAAAAACTATTCTTATGGAATGGTTGATCTTGGATCAATCAACTCAACTTCTACGACTAAAGCAAAACTAACACCGATCATCCCACCTTCAAAAGGTCACGGGTATGATATTTACAAAGAACTGGGTGCTGAACGTGTTCTCCTTTATGCACGTTTTGATGACTCAACAAAAGATTTCCCAGTAGATGTTACTTTTGCTCAAGTAGGAGTTGTTAAAAATCCAACTGCTATTGGCGGCACCTCAGTATTTACAGATAATCAATATTCATCGATGGGAGCAATTATGTTCTCAACAACTTCTGGAACTCTAGCAGTTGGTGATGAGATTAGTCAGACTGTAACTGATGGAACTGCTAAAGGATTTGTATATTCATACGATACTGAAACGAAAGTTGTTAAGTATGTTCAGGACAGATCATTGTTCTACAACCAAACAACATTTGATGAGACTGATTATATTGGAGTAACAACTTCTGCACGTGCTTATGATTTTGCTTCTAGTGCAAATGCTGTGACGAGTGATGGTGGTTTCTCTGGAACGATTGATACTGCATTTACTGGAGTTTCAACAAATCCAACTG